AATTTAATCAAATTAAACAGAATTTGATGTATTTTTAGGTATTTGATAGATTTTTCCACCATTCGGCATTATCTGACTGCTCTTGAAAGTGTTCTAGGGCGTTATCAAACATATCCGCCTCTTGTTGCTTAGCCCACGCTTTGCTGCCATATTTAGGTTTTTCAGGTTCTTTTTGGAACGTAAAAGCTGGGGATTCACGAAAAGCATACAGTACCGCATCGATGATATCTGAGTGGTATTTATCTGATACTTTAATCTTATCGGCTGTTGATTTATCCTGATCAATTTCAACTAGATAGGCGTCTTGAGCGAACTTAGAGGTTTTCTTAGCTTTAAATCTGCTAGTACGTAGGGTGTCATTTAAGAAAGCTATATTCTCAATCTTTCTAGCTTTATCTGCTGGTTCAACTGGTATCTGGTGGCGGCGTCGCATTTCTTCTGCTAGTTTCTTACCTAAACCACCTTGGTCGATGACCATTTTGGCTATATCATATTTCTTTTGATATGCTTGAATTTGCTCAACTAATTCAGTTAAACCTTGTTGTGGGACGACCTTTTCTTCAATTAAGTACGTTCCCGGATCAGCTTCAGACCATCCTATAATAGCTATAGCATCGGCATCATCAAACCCTAAATCGATACCCATGATGTAGTTCCACTTGGCAGGTGGTTTAAGGGCCGGTAAGTCTACATAATCATTAAGTTTCTCGTTATACTTAATTAATAACGAATCACTATCTGTGACCCACTTACCAAAATACTCTCGTTGAATTGACGGGTCGGTAAGAAGAACACCGCGTCTTGCTAATTCTCGGTCTAACATCTGTTTATGTGTCATTTTTGACTTAGCTAATAAGAATGGATTATTAAAAAAAGTCCACCTATGTTTACTCCAATTAGAACCCTCTTGGGCACAATCATGGAAATAACCTGTTGGAATAGCGCTAGGCGTACCAATCAAGACTAAGGTACCGGCGTGGTCGAGGAGGGCTGGTGCTAACACGTCGTTTATAAGTTCTTTGATGTATTCACGAAAGGATTGAGCTTCATCGATATACACTAGTTTAAGAGCTAGACCTCGGAACTTCTCAATTTCATTGGTATCTTTTGCTCCAGATAGGTAAATTATCGATTGGTTAGGAAATGTTACAGATAATTCAGATGAATTCTCTTTACCCTTTAAATCGTAGTCTCTATTAATCTTCTTAATCTCTCTCCATATAATCTTTTTAGCATTGTTTCTACTTAAGGTGATATAGAGGCATACTACACCGGGGGTTAGTAGAGCTGTATTTACGAGGTCGGCGGCACAAGCTATAGTTTTACCGGAGCGTCGGGAACATACGGCTAGTTTATTTGGCGATGGATCCGATATGAAGGCGTATTGCTCAGGAAACAGATATTCTTTTAAATTAAAGTTTCTTCCTTTAGTCTTACTGATTTTAAGTAATGCTTTTGCAATCCCTTTCTTAGATGCTAAACTCATTTACGTTTCCTAGCTAACTTCAGCAGTTGTTCCTCGGTTAATGAGTCTAAGAAGTCTTGTTCTTTCTTCTTTGATTCAAAAAGCATAGAGAGACAATCTTTCAGTGTTTGGACTGTCTCTCTATCAGGAATTTCATTCTTTGTCGTAACAAAAGTAATTTGGTCTACGATCCTCTTAACACAGATTAAGCAGTCTTTTATGGAGTCATCGATGGAAATCATCGGAGGACTCTCAGGTATAATCTTTACATAACTTTTCTTAACTTCTGTTTCACGAGGGAGGACCATATTTATCCTTTAGCTACCTTCAATGCTGGTTTTGTGGTTTCAGGAGCAAATACCATTATCGATACGTTTGTTTTGGGTATAGCCGCAGTTACTTCCATACCTTTTAGCATAAAACTAAGAAGTAGCTCATCGCCATCTCGTATCATAATCAGACCATCTAATGTTTTACCTGTTGGGGGTAACACTAGGCCTAGGTCACCAACGGATGGTATGTGTGCCGCAGTGTGTAACCGAGCGTAATTAACTTTTCTGCTCATCTGACACCACTGATGGTTTCGAAAGCGCAGCTGCTTCTAAGTTTAATTCTTTAAGCTTATCATTTAATGTGGCTAACTCATTCGACAAAACTCCAACCTGGTATTGGATATGTCCGGCTTTAGCACATACATCACTGTATTCTTTAGTGATAACGTCCATAGTTCTTTCCATTTTATTCTCCTTAAACAAGAAACGGATTATAGATCCATCCCTTATGTTTTATAATAGCCATACCGACCTTAGTGGAATGTGTGGCTGTGTTTAAATGGCTAGGTATTAGATCTTTAGCTAACCTAATTCCTCTCCAATTCTTCTTAACGAATATCCAATGTACTGCTACATCGGACATTACGGCATAACCAAGTATAACACTGGGGTCATCTTTTAAGCAAGCAACTTTCACCACGGTGGTTGGTTTGCTAAGAATAAAGGCAATGACTTTGTGATAATGATCCATAAATACTGATTTCGGCACGTCGCTTAACCAACTATCACCATAATATAACCCGCGCAGCCAACTAGCATAGATGAAGTTAGTATCATCTGGCATAATTTCGCGAATTGTTATTAACTCAGACTTATTAATAGTGTTTGACATACTTATCTAACATCTTCTGACGCACACTTTGTAACTTTAATAAAGTTGGCGTCCTAGAGATTTTTATACCCCTGGCTTTAAGCTCTTTAACTGTTTCCCTAGCGCTGTATCCTTCGACATGAAAACTCCATATGGTTTTTTCAAGTTCATCAGCAAAAGTGTGCTCGTGTAAGAAATGCTCAGCTAAAGTAAAGTAAGTTCTTTTGTCCTCAAACTTTTCTATAGTTGTTTGAGTATTTAATTCATCGGATTTCGAACTCTTGTTAGTGTGCTTTGTAGAATAAAGCAACTTATTTAACTCGTGAATGGTTTCACGTTTAATGCGTCCATCACGTCTTTCAATATCTTCAAAACCAGACTTATCTAACTTCTTGTACCATTTATCTTGCAGTTTCTTAAACTTATTGCTGTTGTGGTTCATTTTTGGCGGCTTCTGCTGCTGCTTTTTCTGCGGCTAGCTTCTCTTCTTGTGCTTTCTTAACTTCTTGGAAAACTGTATGAGCTACTTGCTTTGAGGCTCCGGCAACAAGGCGTTTATAAAAGAACTCTAAGGATTTATGTGAATCATCTGGTCCTAAATGCATAATGATGGAAGCAATCGCAAACTTCAGCGAAGCTTCATCACTGGTTGGTAGCTCAAATTGAGCTTTAAGATCAACGATTAATTGATCGAATTCGGTCATTCCTACAGGTAATTTTCGTTCAGACATGTGTCATCTCCTGCTTATAAGATGACACATAGGTCTTTAATTGTCAATAATTATTTAACACAGAAATCGCACATGATAGCCTAAATCCTTTAACATGACTAACGTATAAACTGAAATCATTGTAGTAACCGTAACTGTTTTACCTTTTATATAATATCCATTCATATTTAAAGACTATCAAATCGGAGTATTATTGTCAACTATTTTAGCTCTGCTAAATTCTTAGCGACTTTAGGTTCAGCTATTAGTGCCACCCTAGGTAACTTGACCGTATTCTCCATCGAATCCTTTAGAACGGCGGTCATTTCTTCTGCCAATGCGTCAGGACCTTCTAAAATCATTTCGTCATGTATTTGCATAACAATCTTAACTTCGGACCATCTACTATCAGTTTTCGATAGTTCCTTACATGTATTATGGCAAGCAATCGCGGCTCTATTCATAATCGATGCCCCGGTACTCTGGATTCTATGGTTCATTGCTAAATTTAGCAAGGTTCTAGCCTCATACGGTAGATCTTTGTGTAGATTGTGCCCGTATCTAGCAACAATTTTAGTAGCCTCTGGTATTCGTCTAGGTCGGCCGAACAGATTCCTTACAACACCATCGGATTTGGCCATTTCATGACTTATGAGCATCATTAACTCAACTCTAGGATAAGCTTCAAAATACTTATTCATTAATTCTTGTGCTTCGTCTTTTTTAACACCCATTTCCGAAGCAGTAAAACTTGCAGTACGGCCGTATGGTGTGGCTAAGGCAATAACTTTGGCTTTATCTCGTAAATGAGGAAAAGATTTTGCAAATGAGTTAGGATCATCTTTAACTAAACTAAATCCGTGTTTACCAAAAATTGGGGCTCCAACAACTGAATAAAAATCTTTACCTTCCGAAAAACAATTAATAAGATTGTCATCTTCGGCGATTGAAGCAAATACGCGCGGTTCTAACTGTGCATAATCGGCCCCTACAAATACTTTTCCATCTCTAGCTATAATACAGCTCTTAACTCTTTTATCGTTTCTTGGTAAGTTTTGAAAGTTAGGGTTTTTACTAGAGTATCGACCAGAGGTAGTTCCATGTTGTAAAAAGCTGGGATGAATAATTCCATATTGTTGTCTTTCACCGATACCAATTACATAAGTATTTAGAATCTTTTTGTTTTTGGATAGTTCTAACAATTTTGCTACCCATTTATATTTCTCTGAAAAAAGCTTTAAACTAGTTTTGTCAGTTCTAGTATATTTCCAATAATCTTCAATCTTTTTAGGCTTTACGGTTTTTCCTGTAATCGGATGTACGGAAGCTTCTTTATAGATCTCCCCTCGGTGTTCTTGACAGGCAGCGATAAATTCTCGTTTATTTTTAGACGAATACGGTATCTTTATATCTAAATAATTACATATTTCTTTACCACTATCGGTAAGAGACCCAAATTCATTGCCAAGTTTATGGAATAGCAACCAGGCCAACTGCATACCGGCTGATGGATTAAATTTCTTAAACTTTTCCTTAGTATACTTAGTTGTTTCAGCTTCGATAAAAGCCTGAGCTTCTAGGCA